TCAGAAATTAGTCGTACAGAGTGGATTTAAACGGACTGCTTCAGACAGGTGATCTTGAGACAGATGGGCATATCGCATCGTCATCGACAACGAGGCGTGCCCCAGGATGTGCTGCAACGTCACGATGTGCCCACCGTTCATGATGAAGTGACTGGCGAACGTGTGGCGCAGTACGTGGCTGGCCTGCCCCTTCGGCAGCTTGATCGAGGTCGACAGCAGCACTAGGCGGAACACGCCAAGGCAGTTCGTGAACGGCCCATGGGTCTGCCAATGCCGGCGAATGTCGGCGGCCAGTTGTTCCGAGATCGGCACCGAGCGCACACGCTTGGACTTGGTGTTGGCGAAGATCACCGTATTACCTTTCAGACGTTCCGGCGTCAGCGCCTGAGCCTCACCCCATCGTGCCCCTGTCGCGAGGCAGATACGAGCGACCATCTTCGGATGTGGCGACGTGGTGCGCGCATCCAGGGCAGTAAGCAGTTCGGACACCTGATGCTTGGTCAGGTACGACAGCGGTCTTTCCTGAAGCTTGAGCGGCCGCATGCGCCCTACCGGATTCTCATAGTCAATGACGCCGAGTTGGCGCAATTCGTTGTACATGGACTTGAGGTAGCCAAGACGATTGTTCGCGGTCTTGCCCGACATGCCATTGGCTATCTGCCGGCTACGCAACCGAGCCACTTTCGCAGGCTCCAGGGAGACAGCGACCGGGTCGCCCAGGTCCTTTGCCACCAACCGCAGAATCGCCACGCAACGATGCCCGTTGCTCAGGGTCTGGCCGTGCAGTTCATACCAGAGTTCGACCAACTCCGAGAGACGCCGACGGTCCTTCGGCTTGAGCGTCCAGCTGGGGTTTTCCGCACACTTCTGACGCGCGGTGGCCTCGAATTGCTGCGCCTCCATCTTGGTCTTGAACCGCTTGCGAAAGCGCTTGCCCTTGATCGGTTCTACATCGACGAACCAACGGCCATCGGGGAGCTTGGTGATCGACATTAGACGGCATACCCCCGCCGCAGATACCGATCACACATCAGCTTGTGTATATGCCTTTCCAGATCGCGACGAGTCCAACCCTTGGCGAGATAGTGGTCTTCGATAACGTGCCAGAACTCCAGTTTACGGGCGGACTCAATAGCCTTTTTTGCCGGGACACGCTCCCGCGCGATCAGGCTCACGAACTGGCCGAGAAACATCTCGCAGTTACGCCCGCTAAAGCCCTTGGCGGTCTTGTAATAGCGCCGATACTCGGTGCGCTCGATCAGCGGATCGCACTCGACCTGGACGCGGGCATCCTGGCTGATCAGGCTCCAGAACGGATCGTAGACCGCTGTCCGGCTCAGCAGCTTGAAGCTTTCGCAGGCATAGTTCCACAGCCCTTGCAGGTGCGGGCAGAGGCCCTCATAGGTGCGGCAGCCGATGACCTCCCCCGAAGCCATGCGCGAGCCTTCGGAGAACTGCTGGACGATGGAGTGGTGGAAACGGAATTCGAGCCGCCAGACCGTTTCCAGGGGGTTATAGGCCGGGTCGCCATCGCCGAACGGATCCCCGTTCAGGGTCGCCCACACGCTTTCCCAATAGTCGAGCTTGTCGGTGGCCCGAGCCTGGAGGGTCTTGTTATAGATCGACAGTTGCAGGCCGTTGGCCGAGCCGAACATGTACGTCTCGCCACGCCCGTAGACCGAGGCGTTACCGTCGAACTCGATCCGCTCGATCCCGCTGATTTGCCGTACCCGACGCGAGCGGCAATGCATGCGGTCCACCAGATCACGAGGCGGTTTCCAGCCCTGCACATCCAGCGCGATATGCACTGCGGCTTGGTTGGTTTCGCAGTGGCTCAGCACGGCAGCGGCCAAGTCATCCAGCACGCCCTGGAGGATATGCGGGTCGGCACCGTCGAGGGCATGGGGCGACACTTCGATCTTGAGGTGCGAGCCGAGGGTATCGACCTTGATGTTGTGATTCTTGATCAGCAGGATCAGGCCCATTTCGGCGTTCTGCAGGCGGTACTGATAGCCGGAGTCGCGACCGATGCGGCCCTTGGACCACTCGTAGCCGGCGAACTCGACCACATCCACCGAGAGGTCAAACAGCGCCATGACTTCCGGCCGGAGTTTGCCGTTGTACAACTGCCGCACCGTATCCACGCCGCACCGCAGAATGCGCACGCCTGACAGGTCGGTGAATTGAGCCGTGGTGTCGTCGAAGAACAACCGCCCTTTCGGGCTTTCCAAGACCTGACCGTCCGACTCGATACTGACGCGAATTTGATGGCTGATTTTCTTCATCTTTAACGATCCAAATTGGTACGAATTGAAACCGCAATAGGTGGCTTATCTGACGTGTTACAGGGGCGTCAGCCGGCCCCGCCGTGGCGCTTGCTCACTCCGAGACGAGCCGTTCGCGCGCGCCCCGGCCAGGCCGGCTACAGCGGCCATACCGGCCCCGTCGGCGTCACCGCCACCGCGAAGAAAAAGCCCGCCAGATAGGCCAGGAACGCCAGCCCCAGGGCGGCGAAATAGCTTGTCCAGTTCATCGGCTCCCCCTCAGTTGATCGAGCGCGGCAAGCGGCTGGTGTCAGGAACCACCGTCACCCGCACGGCGGCGCTGTTCGCGGCGGCGGGCGGCACGCTCGGCGCGGCGGCCTGAGCCGGCGGCGCATTGCCCAAGGCGCTACGCCCGGCGCAGGCGGCATAGCCGGACCAACCGCCCTTGAAGCTCAGTTCCGCGGCGCAGTTGCCCCGCGGCACCACGGCATAGCCGGTGTCGGTCAGGTCGCGATCGGTGAGAGTGAATTCGCTGCCGTCCTGGCCCCGGACGGCGAACAGATAGGTGCGGCGCCCGGAGGCGGACAGCAGGGTCGCCTTGACGATGAAGTCGCGGCCGGCGAAGGGATGGCCTACAGGAGCAGCGCCCGGAACGCCTGCGTGCCCAGGTACATCATCAGCAGCATCAGGACCAGCCGCACCAACAGCACGCGCAGCACCCACAGCAGGACCGGCTTGAGCAGGCGCAGCAGTTCCAGCAGCAGACGGCGATACAGGGTCACCCATGAGCAGACGAGGTCCGCCGTCATAAACCACAGACCCAATAGCAAGGGCCGGAATTGCCATGAATAGAAGAATCTTAGGTTGTCTAAAAAGGCTCTTGCCGGCGATGGTGTCGGTGACGGAGCCGGTGGCTGTCGATTCATAGAGGGCGAAGGTCTCCTGGCGGATTTTCTTGATCTCGACGATCACGTCGCGGGCCGGCGGTTTGTTGTCCTGCGCCGAGTGCTGGCTTTCCTTGTAGCGGCCCCGAATGCCGATGACGGCGAGGTTGGAGTGCAGATAGGCCTTTTCCGCCGTCATGCGGATGTCGTCGCGGATATAGGCGATGTTCGGCGTGGTGAGGATGATGTCCCAGTTGAAATGCCGGTGCCGGGTCCAGGCATCCAGCCAGCCCATGGGCCGCCCGGCTGCCTTGGCCGCTTCCGGGCCATCCGGGAAGTCGAAGCGCTTGAGGTCGGCTTCGCGCCAGGACTTCAGAAAGATCAGTTGGGTTTCGTCGAAGATGATGAACGCGCCACGCGGCGCCCACATGAACCAGGTGCGCATCTTTTCCATGTCATCCAGGTCCTCGAGGTCGAGGTTGATGACGTCGCAACTGGAGGGCGTCTCCGGCATCACCTGGAAGATCCGTTCGCGGGTCAGGCCGCGCACGTTGGTGATGATGACGCGGCCCTTCTTGATCGCGGGGATCAGGTCATCTTGGATCGCGCCGGAGGTCTTGTAGGAGCCGTTCGGGCCGTGATGAATCTTGATCGCCATGTCACTTACCTATGAAGGGGATGAAGGACATGGAGAAGCGCGTACCGATGGCGGCGAAGATCATGTTCACCGCGTCCGGCAGGCCGAAGAACGCCAGCAGCGAGCGCAGGTCGCCGTCCAGGGACGAGTAATAGGACGTGATGGTCGAGCCGATACCGATGCCGCCGACGACCTCCTTGAAGGCCTTGTAGCCGATTTCCGCGACGAACAATTGCATCTCGAACCAGCCCTTGATGGCCATCTTGGTCAGCAGGACAAAGGCGTCGGTGACAAAGTCATAGACACCGCTGTAGAGGAAGTCCCAGAGGGATTGCATCCAGGCGAGAATGTCGGAGAGAAAGGGAATGTCCATGGCGTTTCCTCAGGAGCGATAGAAAACGATCCATCCGGCCAGCATCGCGGCGATGAACAGCACCACGTAGCGGATGACGGAGAGTTCTTTGGCGTATTCGGTCAGACAGACGTCGAAGCGTTGGCCGAGGGCGGTAAAGTCCCAACACGGCAGGGAGCCGCCGCCGGTGCCCAGGTGAATATCGAACTTGGAAGCGAGGACGCTTTCGAACTTGCCTTGCAGTTCCTGGAAGTCCTTTTGCGCCTTGGCAATGGCGTCGTCGTATTCCTTGATGGTCTTGTCGAAGGAACCTTGCTTCGGCTCTTTCAGGCCGCCCCCGCCGGAGCCGTCGCCGCCATCGCTACCAGCGCCGCCGTCGGAACCAGAACCGTCACCATCGCCGCCGCTGTTGCCATCGCCATCGCCATTGCCGTCGGGAGGGTTGCCGCCACCGCCGCCACCACCTCCACCACTGGAGCCGTTGTCGCCGCCACCGGGCTTGGTGCCGCCGTCGCTTCCACCGTCGCCGCCGGGCGGGTTGCTGCCACCATCGCCCCCGGTGCCGCCGTCACCACCCGGAGGCGGACCGTCGCCCGGCCCCACATCGCAGCCGAAGGCACAGGAGCCATTGGAGGTGAACCAGTTGCCGGTGAACGAGCCGATGACCCGGCAGAAGGTTCCACCGGTTTCGCCCTCAGCGGGGCCGATACAGCCGTCAATCGCGCTGACGGCAATCTCGCAGCCGAGGTAGTTGATGAAGCGAGGAATGGGCGCTTGGTGGCCGCCCTTTTCATACAGCGAGCCCTGGAGAATCTTGCACTTGTTCTCCTTACACTCGCCGGTCTCTTTGTTGTATTCGGTGTCGGCTGGACAGGAGTCACCCGAGCGAAAAAGCCTCCAGTTATCGCAGTCCGAACACTCCCTAACGTTGTTCGGATTGTTTCGATCAACATACTTGACGTAACAAAAGCCCTCGGCTCCATTCAAACGTGCCACATGGGCCTCGACGAATTGCCAGGACGAGTTTCTATCCGCGAGGACCCTAGCGGCTTCGCATGCAGCTGCGGCACTAGGCTCTGCCACGTCATATCCGGCGACCTTCCAAGAATAGGGCGCCGCACTCAAGCCGGAGCAACCCAGCCCCAAGCACAGTAAAAAGAGCCACGTCAGCCGATTCCTCATAACGTTCCCCGTTCAGCAAAAAAGCCCCCTGCCGGAAACTCCGGAGGGGGCTTCCGTTTCGGTCGCCACTACTGGTATTGCCCGACCTTGAGCCCTGAAATCAGGGAATAGGCCATGAACGCACCCAGCATGAGAGACCAGATCACGTCAGGCCTTGCGCATCGCGCCGATAACCAGGGCGAGGCCGACCAGCACCGCCACGGCGGCGATCACCAGCTTGGCCACGGACGAGCCGTCGGTACCGGCTTGGGTCAGCACTTCCTTGGTGGTTTCGTCGAGCAGCGATTCGGCGAAGGAGACGTTGGCCACGGCCAGGCCGACGGTGGCGATGGAAGCGTTGCGGAACAGGGTTTTCATTTTTTCCATGATTGGAACCTCATTAATTACGCGCTTTGCGCATGGCGGAAATGATCAAGCCAGCCCCCAAACCAACGGCGAACAGCCCGATGGTCCCGGCGAAGCCGAGGCGGAAGGCCGACGGGTCGAAACCACCCATCAGCAGAGTCAAATAGCCCTCTGCCTCAGGCGGCAGCAGGTAGGTCTGTATCCACTCAAGGTGCGTACAGCCAACCGTGCCGTCCGCGTTCTGGACCCAGGTCTTGCACACTTGAACCGATACAGAGCCTTCCATTCGTGCAGTCCTCAAACAGCCAGGGAGGCCGCTAGGCCGTCGATCCAGCCCCAGGCGTAGCCGGTGGCCAGACCTACCGCGAACAGCGAGAGATAGCGGAGCATCGCGGCCTCCTAGGGCTTACGCCTTGGCGTCCGGGGACTTGTCTTGTTTGTCCTGGCCCTGCGGCTGCTGGGCCGGGCGCGGGGCTTGGGCCTGCGCTTGCGCTTGCGGGCGGGCCGGGGCTGGGGCGGCCGGCGCCATCGGCTTGCCGCCCACGGCCAGCAGATCCACAAGGACTTGGGTATTGGTGATCCGGCCGAAACGGTCTTGGGTCGGACGGACCACGCTGGCGAACTTGCAGAGCACCGGCTGGCCTTCGAAGACAATGGCGTCCAGCAGGGTCGGCTCGATGTTGTATTCGCTGATCTCGAATCCCTTGGCGTTGCCACGGGCGCCTTCCGGGATCGGGGCGATGGATTGGACCGAGGCGTAGATTTCCCCGGTCTTGGTCGAGGTATAGGTGTCGGTCTTGGTGACCCACAGTTCGACGACGCCACCTTGGGTTGCAAACATGTTCATCAGTGTTTCTCCTTCAATTCGCCTTTTTCGGCGTGAGTTAGCCCGCTGCTGCAATTCGGCTGTTTCGCCTTCATTCAGCGGTGTTGGGTGAAAGTGATTTGTCGGGCGATCCCTTCGGGCCGGGCTCTATTCGCTAGCGAACCAAGCCAACCACGGGTGTTCGTCTCGCCCATCCGGGTAACGATCCCTATCGCAACGTCGTCGCCGACGGCCAAGGGGAACGCTTCCCCTTGGAACCCGCAGAGCAACACCAAGGGCTCTGCCCTTGTCATCCCGCTCTTGCCGCCGAGGGCTCGGGAGCGCGGGGCGGAGAAGCTGCCCCACACTCCCCAGCGGAGGCTGTTTCAGGGGGGAGGCGTTCAAGGGTGCGCTCCGCCCGTGCTTCCGTTCGCCGGAACGATGAAGCTGTTCCGACGAGCCGGGAGCGCGGCCCTTGACCGGATCGGCCACGGTGCGGGCGGCCTGGATCAGGCAGAGCAGGAGCAGCGCTTTCAGGGTGTCAGCGAGCATGGGTCAGCCCTCCAGTTGGAATGCTTCGCGCACGGGCACGAAGGGCGTAGGTTTCCCGCTGTCGTACACAACGTGCCAGTACTTCGGCGGACGCCGGGACGGGTCGTGTTTCGCGCAGAAGGAACGGGGACGGCAGAGCCAGCGGCCACCTTCCCGATAGGGCAGCCCAGGGGGCCGGCAGTCCGGACACGGCGACGGGCTGTGCAATGGGATGACCTGCCTTGCGGACCAGCACACAGAGCAGGCGCAGTCCGGGGCGTGGGTTTGGCGTAGGTAGTAGGGATTGGCGGCCATGGTTCATTTCTGCCCCCTACGGCCAGAGCGATAGTCTTCAATCGCCCGACGAAGCCAAGCGTTCTCGATCTGGTCGATATCGACAGTCAGGCCGCCCCAGGTCACGACCCTGCCGGAAACGCTGCCGACGATACCCGCGAAGCAGAATTGAAAGGCGTCCATCACTCCTCCTTTCATGCTGTCCACTCCTGTTCCAACAGCCAGTTGCGCAGCAACGCGCTATTCACCATGCGCAGCTTTCCGAGCTTCACGGAGGGCAGCACACCCCGGTAAACCCAGGCGCGAGCGGTGCCATAGCTAATGCCGTTACGCTCCGCCCACCGTTCAATGGATTCCACATCCTGTTGCGGCCCTATCAGGGCGCTGGGGTTAAGCTCTTCCAGTTCCATGCTCATTCCGTCACTATTCGTGGCATTAGCGAATCACATTTATGGATTTAGTACATATGTACATTATCCATAAATTCACGAATATGACAATAGTCCATAATGGTATTTATCAATGGCTGAAGGTATTGCCAATAGAGTCTTTCAATTGCTTGATCAGACCAGCTTGAAAGAGTTGGCAGAGGTCAATAGCAAGGACTACGTCCGCTGGCAGAGTATTAAGAGAGGCAGGGCGAGAATTGGCGCAGAAGAGCTTGAGCAGCTAGGGAAGATTTACCCTCGGTATCGCTGGTGGCTCATGACTGGAGAAGTGATGCCCGAAATTGGGCAAACTAGTCCGTCCTATGACGAAGCCAATCGAAACTTGCCCAATCAAAACGCGGGATAGCGATCACTAGAAAAGTAGCACTACGATGGTACGCCCTACGGACAGAAGGCAAGAAATGAAAGCGGACAGGGACGATGCACCGGAACACTTGAGGAGAAACCGAGGCCAGAGCTTTGGTAAATGGACACTTGCAATTGCTCTAGGGCTAGGACTTTCAGGGCTGGCTTTACACATGGCAGGAAACAAACTCTATTTCCTTCCAAAACCACAACCCAGCCAACCCTCTAACCTTGAGAAACTTTCTCACACCCCTAACGATAACACTCCCCAAAACCAGCCCCAAAAGACATCAGAAGAACTTTTTTGGGAAAGTGTTAATGCACGCAATCATCAACAGAGCCAGCCTAAGCAAACTGTTTATAACGATAGTAATTACAGGCCGCAAAAACCGGCCAACACTTACACACCTCCAGCCCCCCATCGAGTAGTATCTGCGCCCCAGCAAACACAGCAACGCCAAACCAATCGAGCAAACCACGAACGAACCTCTAAGTGGATCAAAAGCTGGAATGGCGGTACAAACTACCTAGCGGAATGGCTATCCGTAAACAATCACATAGATGGCTCCAGTGTCTGCGCCAATCACCGACGCGGCTCAATCGACTACCGCGAGTGTCGTAAGGCTGCCAAGCAACATTTCCATGAACAGTGCAGAATCTGGCGTGCGCGTTATGACAATGACCGCAAAGTAAGCAGTGATCGAATGAGGACACGTTACTGCACTGCGGCGAGCAGCTTCAACCCAATGGGATAATTCAATTAAACCAAGGCAACTTATGCTTGAGAAAATTAAGAAGAAACCAATTCCAAAGTATGGAGCCACGAGGCGTGGAGTTTTAATACTATGGGTATTTAGCTCAAGCCTCTTCCTGTATTATTTCGCACTAGCATCAGACAAATGTAGTTCCGCTGCATCCTTATCCACTCCCCAAAGAGCCTGCTAACAAATTCGAGCCACTGGGCACCAGAATCACAACCTTCGGCGAGAACCGAAGTTTGAAAGATGGAACTTGCTAGCCTATAAGGAAGGAAACATAGAGCGTCGAAATTGCAAGTCCTGGGTAGGTTTGAACCATCGAGATCGTAATTGAATTGCAGGCATTAAGCTAAAATAGCACGCTAAAAATGGAGCATTTCAAATGACTGAAGACAATCAAGATGAACAAGTGGCATACGAAAAGCGGCTTCGTCGAAGACTGAAAATTCTTCAAGAACAATTTAAAGCGGGAAAAGTACATATCGCTGAAGGACTAGCTGTGAAGGATAGCCTACTAGCTGTTCGAACAGGTCCAGATGGGGAGGTTGATCTCAACACAGTCGATGGACTTGTAAGATCAATGGCTCTCGCCGCAACTGCCATCCACGATCGAGAAGAGCTAAAAAAAGAGGCATCGTTACGCGAAATACAAGAGATGTATTTCAGATTTATCGAGGAAAATTTTGGACATTTCTTCAAAACAATGATCCAGAAGAACCTATCCCCTCACGATATTGCAAGTGCAGTATCAAACACCGAAGCATCCACTCAAGAAATCACCAAAAATCTAGACCAACTTCTAAATGTAATAGACCAGTTCTGGGAAGGCCTCGGTGAAATCGCGCACATACATGCAGAAGACATGCATGGCAATATCAAAGGAGTCTTTGGCGGCGACTTATTCCCCTCCCACAAAGAGAATATCGCTTCAAAATGTGGGATTTATACAGACACGATCATCCTGCCCGACCCATTCTTAAGATCAAAGCATATATTCCAATTCTACAGCCAAGCAGATAAGGCTTATTATCTAGTAAAACACGCATTGAATCTGCTGCAATATAAAGACCTAGTTTGCGCCGACACAGAAATACCTATAGTTATAGTCCTACCTGACCTGTCCATGCTGCAAGAGGAGGAACACAAGTTCTACCAAACACTGGGAAAGGAAGACTCACTAATACATTCAGGAAAATTGTTTGGCCGAAACTTCGAGTCACTCGAAGAGCTGTTGGACTTCTGCAACAGCCTAGACACTATAGAAAGAGCAGTAGCTGAGATAGCTGACAAGACTAGAGTCTTATTTGACACCGATTGGGATGATGACGTCGCTTCACAAATAGCTCGAGCAATGAAAAGCGATCACATGAAGCCACTCGGCCAAATAACACCTGGGTTTGCCCTAGCAACACAATCAGTAGGAAGAATGTCCGTCAGCAATGAAATTCTAATTAAGGCCCGCCGCTTAAATGGAACACCTATAATTGACGCACCAACGTCCTGGCAATATTTAGTTTGGAAAATGGAGTATGACGCAAACAGGGCGGAATCCGCACTAAAATCGAAAGACCTTCATATCATAAAAGGATTATCTGAACTTGCTCGCAGCGATATGGAGTGGATAGGAAACATCCCGCCTGATGCTTTGATCGAAATTCGTCGCCAAGGTGCAATGGACGAGATTCGAGAAATACTCGGAAGCGGGATAACCGAAATCATCGAGTCCAACCCCAAGAATTTCTATAGAAGTAAGGATAGGATATTCGACAACATAGAACTAGCATTCAAAGATCATCAGAAGAAAATACTTGAACTAAAAGGAAAGAACTGGAAGTTTGCCGGAAAGGATATAGGCTCGTGGCTTGTAGTTGGATCTCTTGAAGTTGCAGCAGCTGTGACTGGTCTTCCTGTATGGGGAATGGCAACCATTGCTGCCGATCAGCTCCTAGACGTTCCCAAGCTCAAGGACATCCCAAAATCAATTCGCGAATTAGCGGACGAAAACAACAGGGTAAAAAAATCCCCTGTTGGAATGCTATTTAATATACGAAAAAAAGTCCATTAAACTCTTCCCCCCTAGAGCGATAGCATACAAGATAGAGCATCAATACTCGGTGCAATTTAAAAAAACAATCAAGCACGGACATGATTACTCATGAATCTTAGGAAGGACAACCACTACATTCCACAGCTCTACCTGAAACAGTGGGCAACCAATGGAAAAATCCCAACTTATCGACTGTTGGTTCCAAACGAAAATTACCCAACATGGAAAACACACTCTTTAAAGAGTATTTGTTTCCATCAGCACCTCTATACTTACATCGCAACGCAAGGTGAGACAGACGAACTAGAGCGTTGGCTTGATCGCGAGTTCGAGTCGCCTGCTGCTGACGCGATAGACCGAGTTGTGCGAGAGCTGCCGCTGACACCAAAGCACTGGAAAAACCTGGTGCGCTTTGCCGTAGCTCAAGATGTGCGCACCCCTGCACGTATGAAAGAGTTCATAAAACGACAGGAAGACACCTTACCCGACCTACTCAACGACACCGTAGAAAGGTCAGTCCGTCGTTTAGAGAGTGCAGTGAGAGAAAACCGGCCATTGCCACAGGCAAAGCAATTAGTAATAGATGACTTTCCAGCACGAGTGGTGGTAGAGCGACAACCAGACGGTAGCGGGAGAGTTCGGGCGGAGACGTTCATTGGCCGCCAAATGTGGCTCTGGAACATAAAACACATTTTGTCGAGTACATTGAAGAGGCTGCCAAAACATAAATGGACTATTCTTCATGCGCCTCGGGGATGCACTTGGCCTACTTCAGACAACCCTCTAATACGGCTTAATTATTATGGAGAGGGAAACTACGACTTTCGAGGGGGATGGGGTGTTGAGGATGGTGAGATTTTATTACCCCTCAGCCCAAAACATCTACTCTACACCAGGATGGGGCGGCGCCCACCATATAGGGGATTTGAACTAGACGCTAAATCCGCCCAACAAGTCCGCAGAATGATCATTGACCATGCAGATCGCTACATATTTTCGTTGGACGAAAGCAACATTGCGGAAATTAGGCCTCGGACTGTATGTACAAACACCTTCAAGCGCGAACAAGGAGTTTGGCGCAATTGGAATCGAGATCAGTCTGCCGCAGAGCTAGATCTAATGCGTACGACTTCGAACGAGTGAATCGCCCCCGTTTTCCTAAACACGCTCCACTCTCGAAAATACTCTACGCTTTCAATGCGCCACATATCACGCCTTCCCAATCATAGAAATCTGTCGAGAATGTGTCGAAATCACTGACACGGCAAGCTACGAAGTGAGACGTCGGATCAGCAGAAGAAGCGGCATTGATACGCATAGGAACGCTCCAAAGCACTATCTAATAGGGTTCGATTCCCTTCGCCCGCTCCAGATCCCAATGCAAAAGCCCCTGACACCAACCAGTGCCAGGGGCTTTCTGTTTTCAGGCTTTCCCCGCGTAAAGCCCGGGAAAGATCGGAAGCGCCCCATGGATTTCGGTGGAGGCGCAGCCGGAAGGTTCCTCTTCCTTACATCATCAGCGAGTAGGCCCGTTCCAACTGGTCCAGATCGATATCCAGAGGCAGCGGCAGGGGCGCTTCGCCGATGTGCTGCTCGCTCGCGAACTTCCCCTCGGCCAACACACGTGCCGGGTCGTTGAGAGCGAGAAAGTCGCCCCCATCGTATTCCCAGAAGTTCAGCGGGGAGCGGCCGGAATAGGTTTCGTTCCAGCAGGCAACGTACGAACGTTCGCCCAGGACTTTCGGACGGCAGGAAACGTAGGGTTCCAGATAGACCTCATGGGTGAGGTACAGGAAGGTGAGGTCATCCACGCGATAGGCCGGCGCTTCGCTGACCTCCTGAGGCTCCCCGTCCAGTTGCGCTTCGGGGTTCGCTCCCGGATCGACCGCTGCGACAGCGGAAAACCCATCCGCCCCCCCGGGCTCTCCAATGGCCATGCCTCCGACGATGAACAGGGAAGCAACCACGACCAATAACTTCAACAC